GAGAGGATTGCCTCAAGGTTATCTTGAGCGCACTGCCTTTATTGAATCCAGAGGTAACCCTAGTGCCAAGAACTCTAAATCTTCGGCAGGAGGTCTCTTCCAGTTTATCGACAGCACAGCTAAGCAGTATGGTGTTAGGGACAAGTTTGATCCCGTTCAGGCTACCGATGGTGCAGTAGACCTTGCTGTCGATAACATGCGAATTCTTACGGCAGCTTTGGGTCGTGAGCCTACCGCTGCTGAACTCTACCTTGCTCATCAACAGGGTGGTGAAGGTGCAAGACGACTCCTAGCCAACCCTAATGCTAAGGCTGTCGATATCGTTGGGGCTGAGGCTGTACGTCTTAACGGCGGTAATGTTGATATGACTGCCAATGAGTTCGCTAGCCTCTGGTTGGACAAGTTCAACAACACTAAGACGACAGCACCTACTGCTGGCACCCCGGCTAATGCTAACGCTGTAGCTGAAAGGGCTGGCCCTGCCGTTCAGAGAGCCGTAGGGAACGCTCCTAGCGCAGCACCTGCTACGATGGCTACTACCCCTGCTGCTGCTCAAGTTAACCCTGAGGTGGCTTCTATGGAGGCTGCTACGGCTACTCTCCCCGAGACTATCCCTACGGAAACTGCTGCTACGGGTACTCAGGGTGCAAGTGAACTTAGCCCTGCTATCGCTCTCGACCAAGACGTACAAGCTTTCATCCAAGAGATTGCTGGTGACCCTGACAAGACCTACGCTTCTGAGGCTGAGTTCGTTGCAGCACAAGAGGCTGGAGAACTTGAACCGGGAGATACTGTTGTCGTTAACGGAGAGATTTACGTGGTCCGTAAGAATGGTCTAATCCGTAGGCTCGGTACCGTTAATTCTTGATCGCTAGGGGGATGAAATGGACGGAGAAGCCATTCAAAGGGAGATTTCTGAAATGGATAAACGATTGGCTCTCCTTGAGCAGAAAGTGGACCAGATCGACAGGAACGTATGTAATATCAACAATAGCCTGTCGAAGATTCTGTGGATTGTCGGTGGTGGCTTCATCGCGTCTATCGTAGCATGGATTGTCGGTGGTGGTTTGGGTCAGTAATCCCTTCACGAGGAAGAAAAGAAATGGCTAAAGACTCTCGTCTTGAACGTGCTGGTGTCTCGGGGTTTAATAAACCTAAGCGTACACCTAGCCACCCCACCAAGTCTCATGTTGTCGTTGCCAAAGAAGGTGACACCGTTAAGACTATTCGCTTTGGGCAACAGGGTGTCTCAGGGGACAAAGAGCCTACTGCACGACAGAAATCATTCAAGGCTCGTCACGCTAAGAACATCGCCAAGGGTAAGATGAGTGCAGCCTATTGGGCAGATAAGGTGAAGTGGTAATGCCTAGAGATTATAAATCTGAGTACGACAACTACCACTCCTCCCCTGAGGCTAAGAAGAAACGTGCTCAGAATAACGCTGCACGACGGAAGATGGAGAAGGCTGGTAAGGTATCCAAGGGTGACGGTAAAGACGTAGCGCACTCTAACAATCGTACCAACGACAATAAGATGTCTAACCTCAAGGTTCAGTCGCCTTCTAAGAACCGTTCCTTCAAACGTAACACCAAAGCGGAGCGCAAGTAATGGCCGACAAAGCTAAGCCTAATAACCCTAAGCTCTGGTCCAGTAAGGTGGCTCAGGCCAAGAAGAAGTTCGACGTATACCCTAGTGCCTACGCAAACGCTTGGGCGGCTAAGGAATACAAGAAGGCTGGTGGCACTTGGTCCGGGTCGAACAACAAGGTCAAGAAGAATGGCTAAGGGTGGTCTCGGGAAGTGGTTCGGAGAGAAGTGGGTCGATATCAAGACTGGTGAGGCATGTGGTCGCTCTGGATCAGAGAAAGGCTCACGTCCCTACCCTGCTTGTCGTCCCGCTGCGGTAGCTTCTAAGTTGTCGTCTACCGAAAAAACTGCTATGAAACGCAAGAAGAGTGGCCCTAAGATGGAGAAGTGGCCTGTTACTGCTTCTGGTAAACGGAGGGCTAAGACAAAGTAATGGCGCTAACGACACAAAACACTAATCAACTCACAAGGAAGAAAGTAATGGCTAAGAAACCAATGAAAGCTGCCCCCAAGTTCACACCCTGCAAGGGTTGCCCTACGCCTGCTAAGTGCAAAGCTATGGGTTCGTGCATGAAGAAGGCTAAGTAACGTGCCCCTTAAGAAGGGTTCTAGCCCAAAGACTATCTCTGCTAACATCAAGACTGAGATGAAGGCAGGTAAACCCCAGAAGCAGGCCGTAGCGATTGCTCTTAGCTCTGCTCGTAAACCCAAGAAAGGTAAGTAAACTATGATGATGGGAATGAAAGCTAAAGGCTCTGCTAAAGGCAAAGCTGGTGGTGGTGCTAAAGCTTCGGCTACGGTGACCATGAAGAAGGCTAAACCTGCCGCTAAGAAGGCTAAGCCCTACGGCAAGTAATCTACGCCATACTCAAGAATAACTTAAGGGGGCTTGCGCCCCCTTTTGTTTTTGTTTTACTTACCATCAAGCTCTTGGATCAGACGCTCTAGGTACCACACGGCCTTCTTGAGGTCTTCTACTGGCTTACCTTTGTGACGCCAACGGTGCATGTATTTCTTGGCATTTCCCTCAAGATATCCCGTGAAGGCTTCCCATGGTAGATTGTCTTTGAGGTATACGATACATTCGATGTTGCCTACGTTGTAGTGAGCAGGCTTCTCTACCATGTCTTCGCTAACGATTCCTTTGTCGTTAATCGCATAGTCAACTTCCCATTTAGCCATTAGAGATTCTCCTTGTAGAAAGCTTCGAGCCACTGCTTACATAGGTCTGAACGTACCACGTCGTCAATACCAAATTCAACGACACAGGCTTCAATGCTGTACTTCTTAGCCAAGTGTATCGCCTTAGACAACCCTGACTGTTCCTTGATGTCACTCTGTCGGATATCTCCGTTCATAACCAAGGTGCAATTATCCCCTATGCGGGTAACCAACATCTTGAACTGAGCGATATCTAGGTTCTGACATTCATCTGCTAGGACAAACGCATCCTTGAAGGATGATCCTCGCATGTATTCCAAGGGGGCCATCTGGATGTTACCGTTCTTAACCCCAGTCTCAACGACACCCTTACCCAACTGTTCCTCTAGGACCGACAGAACAGGTGAGAGCCACGGACCAAACTTCTCCCCAATGTCACCCGGAAGGGCACCCAAGGACTTACCGACAGATACCGCAGGTCTAGTGATAATGATCTTGTCGATCTTACGCATCACGTAGAGGTTCGCTGCGTAGGTAGCTGCGATGTAGGTCTTACCCGTACCGCTAGGACCGAGAACGATTACCTGTCGGTTAGTCTTAAGGGCATCAATGTAGAGCTTCTGATTGTCGTTAAGAGGCACAAGCGAAGCTGTCCTTGCAGTAGCTTCCTCTGGTGCACCCTTATACTTGGTCGTCCGCTTACCCCGTGGCTTCTCTAACATAGGCTTAATCCAACTTGATGATTTTGTAAACGACAAAGACTAGCATCGCCAGCATAACGTAGTCAATGAAGGGGTAGATAGAGGGCATTGTGTCGTTCTCCTCGTGTTAATAAAGAGCAGTTTTCTTAACATCATGCTCAGGATGTGTTAACACTAGCTTAGGTAAGGTCTACGATCTCACACACGCCAGAGCTACAAGCAAACGTCTGGGCACTCTTGGTCATGTCTTCCTTCTCGTAGTCACTGAGTTTAGTCCAGTCAATACGTTCAGGCATCAAGGCAAGAGCGTCAAGGTACTCACGTTCACTACAGTCTTGGTAGGGAGCCTGTTGGTAGGTGTGATCTGAGTGTGGCAAAAATGATACACCAGAGACTTCATCGAAGTGTTTGTACACCCAAGCACCAACTTCCATCCATTCCTTGTCACGAACGGTAACCGTAACGGAAGGCTTATGCTCACACCAGTGACGCTGATAGACCAACCACAACTCAAGCTGCTCCAAGGCACTCATGTCGTTACGAGTGATAGCCCCTTCGGGAGACTTCTGTGGGAAGCTAAAGACAGTGGTGCTATCCGGCTTCATAACGTCAGGCTCGTTAGGGATACCCTGATCCTTCATAAACTGCGTCAGAGGGTCTTTGTTGTCGCCGCGAACAGTCCGAATATAATAGGCTGAGTGACGAGCGTGAATACCACTGGCACTATCAACCAACTGGGAAACAGTGCCTGACGGTTTGACGCATGTAATAGCAGCACTAGCAGGAATACCAAGGCGTTCAGCCCAATCAGCGTTAGTAGCAACAGCGACATTCTTGAGGTGCTCCAAGATGTTTGCAAGATCAGCGCCACCAGACAAGAATACGTTGTCCATGATGCCCGTCAACGACACACCCAACAGACGCTCTTCCTCAGTGTTCTTCTGCCAAATCTTACGCAAGTAGGGGAAGTGCGTGTAGGTAGACTGGATAGTGCCAAGGATCGTAGCCAGCTTTACTTTCCGCTCCAAGTCCTTAAGTGTATCCGTAGCTCGGACCACGACTTCCGTGAGATTACAGAACTGGTACGGACGAAGAATGATTTCACTGCACGGGTTAGTGCCGAAGTCAAAGTCTGCATTGCGTCGTCCACCCTTGTTAGCCTGCTTCTTGGATGCCTGACGTGAGAAGATACCACGCTCACCAGACTTGGACTCGACCAACGACAACCACTCACGCATGAAGGTTTCCATGTCAGGCTTCTCAGTGTACGACACAGAGTTATTGGCCAAGGCACGTTGAGGGTTCTTCTCCCACCACTGGCCACTCTTAGCGTGACGCATACGGTCGTCCGAGAGGTTCGACAGAGAGATCATAGCAGAGCGTCGGACACCCCCTACGACAACAACCTCACCGATCTTACACATCAGGTCGTGGCATTCGATAGACGACAGCTTACGCCCCTGTGCTTCCTTGAAGAGGGCCACAGTGAAGCGGAAGAGGTCTTCCAACGGAGCAGGTCCAGATGCACGACCACCAAAGGTCTTGAGCTTAGCACCCGCAGGGCGAACCTTCGAGGTATCCCACGTAGGGATTTCCCCTGCGTAGAGCATAGCCACAAGCTTACGAAGGGACTTAGCCCAGCCTTCTTTGCTGTCGTGAACAACGATAGTGTCTTCGCTGTCGAAGAGCTTCTCAGGAACCTCAGGGAGCTTCGAGATGTATTGACGCTCCACGGAGAAGCCTACGCCCGTACCACAGAGCAGGATGAACATAGCCTCGTCGAAGGACTTAGGATCATCGACAGGAAGGTAAGAGCAGTTGTAGCCTGCGGTGTTGTCACGCTCCAAGGCAGGGCCAGCAGTCATCATAGCCCGCATAGAAGGCATAATCTCAAGACCAAGGATAGCCTCTTCGATTTCATCAAGGATGATCTCGTCACGGGTTTTAGGGACAACCACATTGGTCATGTAGCGAGAGACAGTCTCACCCCAGTTCTCACGGCGGTTCTCTTTATCCAACCAACGAGCATAGCGTGATGTGTGAATGAAGGACTGGTAGTCGGTTGGC